CCGTAAGTTTTCTAATAAATAATTTTCCACAACTGGAAAGTCATATGGCGAGTAGATATTATAAAGTAATAACTCACAATGAGGAAATTGGTGCGGACGAGCTTCACGATCCTATTGGTAAATCAGATATATCTTTTGTACCTGTTATTTCAGGTTCGGGGGGTAATGTCGGAAAAGTGCTTCTTGGAGTGGCCTTGATTGGTTTGTCTTTCACACCGATGGGAGCAGGGCTTTTTGCTGGCGGTTCTGGTGCGGGTTTAGCTGGTGGAGGTGGTTTGATGGGTGCAACAGGTTTATATGCGGCAGGGGCTTATGGCTCGGCGGCTCTTGGTCTTATAGGTGCAAGTTTAGTTCTTAGTGGTGTAAGTGGGATGCTTTTCCCAACGCCAAAAATGCCTGAATTTTCAAGTGAGCAAGACCCGCGTTTGTCGTTTAGTTTTTCAGGAACGCAACAGACAAGTCGTGCTGGAACACCCGTTCCGATTGTTTACGGCGAGATTTTTACAGGTTCAGTTGTAATTTCTGGCGGTGTTGATACGGAGCAAGTTCAGGCATGACCGATAAAAGAAAAATTATTCGCGGTTCAGGTGGCCGCCCAAGTCCGCCACCGCCAAGACAACCGACAAGAACCCCTGATACGCTTCACAGTAAACAGTTTGCGACTTTCCTTGATCTTATATCAGAAGGGGAAATTGAAGGCTCTGCAACCGCTTCAAAGGAGGGCATAACAGACCGCACTTCGGCGGCATATACAAACGCTTATTTGAAGGACGTTTTTTTAAACGATACGCCAATTTTAAAAGCGACAGCCAGTTCATCAAGTCCAGCAGATACAGATTTTAATTTTCAAAACGTAACTTTTACACCGCGTTTCGGTACAGCGGATCAAACAAAAATTTCTGGCATAGAAAGTTCTTCTTCAATAACGCCTGTCGGTGTTACAGTTACAGCAGATACGCCAGTTACAAGGCAAATTACAAATACAAATGTTGATCGAATAAAAGTAACAATTACATTTCCACAAATACAAAAGGCAACAAATGAAGGCGATCTTTTAGGCTCAACTGTTGAATACAAAATCAGCGTCCAATATAATTCAGGAGGTTTTACTGATGTTATAACTTCTGCAAATGGCGGCAAAGTGACAGGACGAACCGCTGACGCTTATCAAAGAGATCATTCCATAGAAATAACAGGTGCTTTTCCTGTTGACATAAGAGTTTCAAGAGTTACAGCAGATTCAACAGATACTTCATTAATAGATGCTTTTCAATTTACAAGTTTTGCTGAAATTATTGACGATGCAAGTACCTATGCAAATTCAGCATATAACGCAATCAGGCTTGATTCTCAACAGTTCAGTTCTATCCCCCGCCGGAAATTCCGTATTCGTGGTATCAAAGTAAGGATTCCCGGAGCTGGTGCTTCAAGTTCAGGAACGCCAACTGTTGATTCTGCAACAGGCCGGATTGTTTACCCTGATGGATATATTTTTAATGGAGTTATGGGCGCTGCGGTTTGGTGTTCATGCCCTGCCATGATCTTGCTTGACCTTTTGACAACTGAGAGGTACGGATTCGGAACACATATTGCAGACGCAAATCTTGATTTGTTTTCTTTTGTAACCGCATCAAAATTTGCAAACACTCTTGTCGATGATGGCTTTGGTGGAGAAGAAGCCAGATTTTCTTGTAATGTAAATATTCAATCATCAAGCGAAGCATTTGACCTTATAAATGAACTTGCGGGTGTAATGCGTTGTATGCCGATATGGTCAACTGGCTCTATATTATTAGCTCAAGATTCCCCAAAAGACTCATCGTTCCTTTTCTCACTTGCCAATATTTCAAGTGATGGATTTAATTATTCAGGTTCAAGTTTAAAACAAAGACATTCTGTTATATCGGTTTCATATTTTAATATGGATTCGCAAGAAATAGATTATGAAGTTTTTGAAAATACAGATATTTCGTCAAAAATTGGAACCGTTGTCAAACAGGTAAAAGGTTTCGGCTGTACCTCACGGGGTCAAGCGCTCAGATTGGCAAAAGCAATTGCATTTTCCGAAGCTAATGAATCTGAATTGGTGACATTTACGACATCAATGGAAGGCGGGTTGATGGTCAGGCCGGGCGCCGTCATAAGTATCAATGACCCTGTTCGCGCGGGCGTTAGAAGATCAGGAAGGCTTGCAAGTGTTACATCAACAACTGTTGTTACAGTAGATGATACAAACGCAACAGATTTTGCTGTTGATTCTTCTGGAAATCCTGTCGGTGATGCAACATTATCTTTAATTTTGCCAGATGGTTCTGTTGAAGAAAAAACAATATCAAGCATTTCAAACGGAACTATTACGGTAAATTCTGCATTTTCTCAAACACCAAACGTCAACACTATTTGGTTAATATCAAACGTCACTGTTGAACCGCAAAAATTTAGAGTAATTACTGTTGAAGAAACAGATTCGGTAAATTATACAATTACAGCTTTATCCTATATAAATGAAAAATATGCATTTATTGAAGACGGCGAAGCGTTACCCGCAAGAAATGTTTCAATATTGAATGAACTGACAAGTCCGCCAACTGGGTTAACTGCTGTTGAAACTATCGTTCCAATCAATAATCAGGCTGTTTCAAAAATTGTTATTAGTTGGCAACCGATAAACGGAGTTATTGAATATCAAGTTAATTACAGATATGAAAACGGAAATTTTGTAACTGAAAGAGTATCAAGACCTGATTTTGAAATCTTAAATAGTCAACTTGGAACTTATGAAATACAAGTTTTTAGTTACAACGTACAAGCGCAACTTTCAGCAACTTCAACTGATTTAACATTTGAAGCTGTTGGTAAAACAGCATTGCCACAAGATGTCACAAATTTAAGAATAGAACCAATATCAGATCAGTTTGTACGACTTAGGTTTGATAAAGCAACAGACGTTGATGTGGTGCATGGAGGCAACGTTGTAGTGAGGGCAACAAATTTGAGCGATGGGAGCGGTACTTTTACAAATTCTGTTGATGTTATACCCGCTTTACCGGGTAACGTCAGCGAATCAATTGTTCCAAATATTGTAACTGGCGAATATATTTTAAAATTTCGTGATGATGGCGGAAGACTAAGTTCTGGCGAAACTTCAGTTATTGTAAACAGCCCTGACCCTTTACCAAAATTAACTGTTTTAGAAGATAGAGAAGATACAGATGCAACACCTTTTGCTGGTGCAAAAGTTGATTGTTTCTTTTCTGATGATGTAAATGGACTTGTTCTTGGTTCACTAGATTTATTAGATGGTGTAACAGATTTTGATGCTATTGCTGATTTTGACTTTCTTGGTGCTGTTGATATTACTGGCGGTTCTTATGAATTTGCAAATACTCTTGATTTAGGTGGTAAACAGCCTTTAAGACTTCGCAGACATATGGTTACGCAAGGTTTTTATCCAAATGATTTAATTGATAAAAGAACTGCAAATATTGATACATGGTCTGATTTTGACGGTGCTACTGCCTTTGATGTTGGGGCTTCTTTACTCGTTGCCACAAGTGACCTAGATCCTGATTTATCAGTGTCAGCCACCTATGGACAAAGCGGCCAAACAATTACTATAACCAAGACCTCGCACGGATATTCTGTCGGTGATTTTGTTGTTATTGATTTTACTGCTGGTAGTGCAACAGATGGAAATTATGAAATTACTACTGTTCCTAGTTCAAGTACTTTTACAGTGACTTCAGCTACAAGTGCAACAATATCTGCTGGTACTTCTTGTACATATGGAGCAAATTTTTCAAGATTTAATCCTTTCGTAAATGGAACTTATGTTGGTCGTGGTTTTAAATTTAGATGTGAAATGGATTCAGATGACCCTGCACAATCAATAGAAATCGATCAGCTTGGATATACAGCAGAACTTGATAGGAGAACAGAGCAAAGGTCAAATATTTCTTCTGGCACATCATCGTCAGGTTTAGATGTTACTTTTGATCAGACATTTTTCACAGGACAGGCAGGCACAAGTGTCGGGGCAGGCACACAGTTACCAAGTATTGGTATTACTGCAAATGACCTTGGTGGCACGGATAGATTTGAAATTACAAGTATTTCAGGCACTGGTTTTAATATAAAATTTTTAAATGCTGGTAACGCTGTACAGGATAAAACATTTAGTTATACTGCAACTGGTTTTGGTCGTGGTAGTTAGTGTTAAATTAAGATATACTTAGATAAAAATTGGATTAGGTAATGGCTACTCACGATTATGTTATAGATAACTCCACTGGAGCTAATGTCCGAACTGATTTAAATAATGTACTTCAGGCAATATTAACAAATAACAGTTCTGGTTCTGCTCCCAGTACCACTGCTGCATATATGTTGTGGGCTGATACAAGTAATAATCTTTTAAAAATGCGTAATTCAGCAAATGATGGCTGGATTGACTTAAGGACATTAACTGGTGGTATCACTTCTAGTGCTGATGCAACAATAAATTCTTTGACTGTTGGTAAAGGTGCAAATTCTGTTGCTGGTAACACTGTTCTTGGAGAAAATGCTTTAGATGCTTCCGTTTCTGGTGGAAATAATACTGCATTAGGTCATAAAACACTTACATCAAACACATCAGGTAATGCTTGTGTTGCTGTTGGTTATAGAGCATTACTTAATAATACAACTGCTGCTAATAATACTGCTGTTGGAAATGACAGTATGAAGGATAACACAACTGGAACACAAAACGTAGCCATAGGTTCTAATGCTTTAGATGCTAATACTACAGCTAATAATAACGTAGCGGTAGGACACAATTCACTATCAGCGAACACCACAGGAACAAAAAATAATGCTTTAGGAGTAGGGGCTTTAACAAGCAATACAACAGCCGATAACAACACTGCTATTGGACACGAAGCGTTAACAGCAAACACAACTGGAGCTTCAAACGTAGCTGTAGGAGCTAATGCCTTAGATGCTAATACAACTGGAGATAGTAATACAGCAGTTGGTAAGG